AGCCGAGATACTGATAGGGCTTTCAGGCTCAGGGACGAGATGAGAGACATGGAAAGAAGTAAGACTAATATTTAAAAAAGAAGGGAAATTTTATGAGGACATTTTTATTTTTAACGATTGCATTGTGGAGTTCGATAGGTTATACTGGTGAGTGGGTAGCAAGCGTACCTGTTGCTGCCCCATCACCTCCGATGGTGATAACAACTCCTGTTCCTGCTGTAACGTATGTGGTTCCACAATCAACCGTGATTTATGGATGGGTTCCTTACTATCATAATGTTCCAGTAGTAACAGAAAGACGTTGTTGGTTTTTAAGAAAAGAAAGACAAGTGACTTATATTCCTCAAGTATATTGGGGTCTACAGCCAGTTTATTATAGATGATAGACATTGTAAATATTTTAGAAATTACTATTGCAGTAATTATAGCAAACTCTATTATTAAGATAATTTTTAAATAAAAGGAAATGATATGCAAAAAACTAGGAAATGGATAGCAACATCTTTTTGTTTACCTACTGAAAATCAAAAGGTGTATTTTTTTTCTGAAAACGAAGGAATATTTAGAGGTAAATTTGATTGCTCTAAAAACCCCCATCAGTTCACCAGTGATTGTATTAATTTAATCACAGAAAATGTATCTCATTGGATGCCATTTGATCATAGATGGAAAGATAGTATACCGTTACCTCCTGATTACAACTTATCAGTAAAGCAGTATACATCATCTATTCTTTATAGCGATTTAGATATTTCTGTACAACACAACACTAATGCAATAGATAATTTTTTAAATACTATCCCTATACCAGAAGATCAAAGAGAATTAATATTTACATATGATATTAGCACAAACGAGGTGTTAACAACAAATGAATAGATTTTATAAGGCTTTAGAAATAAAATACGAAGCAAAAATAGCAGAGGCTATTGCCACACTAGATTTATATTTTCGTAATAGTGTTGGTATTGGAGAACATCCAGATATTTTAGAAGTATTAGATAACTATATGTCTGTTCTAGATGAGAATCAGTCAAAATTAGATGCGTTAAGGTATTTGTTTAAAGACTCAGACACATCTACAGAAGATAAATAATTTTATTATATAAAAAGGTAACGGTTTATGCCAGTTAGTCAAAAAGAAAAAAGAAAAAAAGAAATCAGATACTTAGAAAATAGAGAAAATATAAGAACTCTATTAGACAAAGTTGGTTATGAAAATATGCTTAGATATATGGTAGAGGACTTAGATCATATTGACGATATTAGCAATACTCAAAGTGTATATTTATTTGAGATAATTTCTATATTAGAAAAGGCTCTTGAAATTTATCCAAGGCTTAAAAATGTCTGAAGAATATAAACAAATGAGCAAGAAGGATAAGATACTTTTAAAGTATTCTTGTTATCAACCAGAAGTTAGGCAGAGAATATCTGAAGTTCTTGATGGTATGAGTAATTGTCATGAGGTTAGAGGACATATAGACGATCTTTATAAATTAATAGAACATCAAATGCTCATGCAATTAAAACAAGAATCTCAAATGATTGCAGTTAAACACATGGAAGCGTGGAAAAGATATGATAAGGATATGCCAGAGTATGATCCTGATACTAGGAGTTACAAAAAATGATTGTGTACGAGAAGTATAAACTTATTTATTCGGATATTGCAAAATGTGCTTCTTCTAGTATTAAAAAATATTTTGAGACTCAAAAAATTGACAAACTGGCTGTGCCTTTCAGTAAGTTTGACGAATATAAAAACTATTTTTCTTTTACGTTTGTTAAAAATCCTTGGGAAAGAATGGTTTCTATTTACACAAACAAAATTTTATCGCCAAACATAATTAATCCAGACACAGGAGTTGATAAATGCTTTAAAAAATATGGTAAAATTTTTAATCCTGATATGACATTTAATCAGTTTATTAAAACTGTTATAGACTTAGATCAGACACAATTAGAGGCTCATATTAAACCTCAATGGAGTGCTTGCATGAATGATACGCAAGACATTGTTCTTACATTTATAGGAAGGTTGGAAAATGTTAGTTATGATTGGAGTTATATATGTAAAACTTCTGGTATACCTGTTACTCCATTATTGCGTATAAATAGCATGGAAAGAAAGCACTATTCTTTATACTACAATTCAGAAAGTAAAGATATGGTGTCAAAATATTGGAAAAAAGATATTAATGTATTTAAATATAACTTTGAGGATAAAAAATGAATTGGACTAATATAAAACGATGGGCTAAGGATAAGGGATATAAAGTTGACAGAGAGAAATCTGGAGATGAAAATAATCCTTATAACTATCAGTGGAAGTTATTAGAAGACCCTGAAAGAAACGGAACTACTAATAGTTTGAGCAAAATCGCTATGAATATATACAATGATATCACAGACAATAAGCATGTAGAACATCAAAAAAGATATGCTCAAGAACAAATACAGAAAGAAATAGATTATGAAAGATCATCTTGGTGACGATCAAGAAGTAAAAAAACAATCAATAACAATGACTACAATTATAGGTAAAGCAATAGAAGCAGTTGTTGCATATATTGTATTATGGTTTTTTGAACCAGTATGGAAAAAGATTGTAAAGTGGTGGCAATCAAATGATGATAACAAATAAATTTGTTTGGTTTCATTTTCCAAAAACTGCTGGAACTACGACAAGTAAAATCTTAAATACTAATTTACTAAATTCTGATATTCTAATACAAGCCCATCAATCTTCTCCAGACAAACATATTAATCTTAACAATTTTATAAAAAACTATGGAGGATATCAACATCTACCCTTTGTTATGGGATTTAGGAAACTAACAAACTGGATATCTTCATTTAATAGACATCATCTAAGAACTATATATAAATATGCTCAACATCAACAAGTGACAAATGATATTATTAAATTTGTAGAAGATCAATCCCGTAAAGGTTTAATAATTAATAAGCCTAAAAAAATTATGAGACTTAAAAAGAAGCATTGGGTTCCAGCAGATAAAATAATAGAGTCTTGGAATTTATATAACTATCTAAACCAAATACAATTCATTAGACAAGAATATCTTTTTCAAGATTTGAATATTTTAATTAAAAAATATTTCAACCTTCATATATCGAATGATCGTTATTTAGAAAATCAAAATGACACTTTCCCACCGATATACTATAATAACAAAGATATTAAAATTACTCATGAAACAAATCCTTTATGGTCTAAATTAGAGGCAAAAATATATGACTCAGACGATTAAATTAATTAGTGTAACTCCAGATGCAGAAAAAAATATAGCATATTGTGCTAGAGTGTCTAACCCAAACAATCAAGATAGTAATAATATATCTGGATTACTTAATTATTGCATTAAGCATAAGCATTGGTCTATATTTGAAATGGCTTTTATGACTCTTGAAATTAATACAAACAGGGGTATTGCAGCACAAATATTAAGACATAGAAGTTTTACCTTTCAGGAATTTAGCCAAAGATATGCTGATACTACACATCTTGCAGATGAGATTCCTGTATTTAATTTAAGAAGTCAGGATAATAAAAATAGACAAAATAGTATTGATGATTTAGATCAAGATATAATATTTAAGTGGAATAGACAAATAAGAGAGCATTTTGCTAAAGCAAAGGGTCTATATGATGATATGATTAAAGACGGTATTGCTAAAGAGTGTGCTAGATTTATACTTCCTTTAGCAACTCCTACAAGATTATATATGAGTGGTAGTATTCGTAATTGGATTCATTATATAGAACTAAGAGAAAAAAATGGAACACAAAAAGAACACATGGATATCGCCTTGGAGTGTAAAAAAATATTCTGTCAAGAATTTCCTATTATCTCTGAAGCATTATCATGGATAGACCAAAAATAGAAGAATATAAGAAAAGAATACAAAGAAAAATTATTCCCGGCGATAAAAGATTTAATGTTAATACATTTGATTTTAACATTATAGATAGAAGAATTTTTTTCTATAATGCTTATTGCTATTATAAAAAGTATGATTTTATACTTTTAGATAATAAAAAAATTAAAATAGGATTGCAACATCAACATATTAGTAAAGATATTATGGATTCAGTAATTGGTGCTGGGTCTTTATCTATAGATGGTGATGGTATGATTACTTACTTAGATAATCAATCTGGTACATTTCAATTTAATAGTGAACAACATAGTAATTATTTAGATATACTACATTCAATAGTTAATTTACAAAATGCACAAATATTTGATATAAACTACACAAATTACGACGATCCTGTAAAACCAGAAAAAATCTTCAAAAAAAACAATTTCCATAAACCTATTATTTACAAGGATGAACTATATAAACAATATCTTAGGGACATAAGTAAAGAAAAATTAAAATGGTTGTTAGATATAAATAAATTTGATCATAATTTATATCATCAGTTAAACGCAGACCTTTTAAAAGTTTTTCATTCAGATCAAAGACAACTATTATTAGATCATTTTAAAGCATTCGGTCAATACGAAATGGGTAGATGTGTAGGATACTATACGAAAAAGGACTTAATATGATAGAAGTTATAATAACGGATGAAATACTTAAAGAAGCAGAATCAAGAAATCAAAAATACTACAAAAAATTTGGTAATGTCGGAACACATAGAACAAATAAAGATAGACAAAGAATGACTGGTTATTTAGCAGAGGCTTGTATACATCATACTTTTCCAGAAATTAAATATAGCGAAGACCATTTTGTAGACTTTATATTAAATGCTAGCACGATAGACTCTAAGGCTCAAGGATGCAATAGTAAGCCCTTAGAATTTTATAGTGCCACATTGTATGAAGAACAAAAAAATAGAGATACAGACTATTATATATTTAGTAGAGTTAAAAATGACTTTAAGATTGCTTGGATATGTGGTATAGCATCTAAAATTAAATTTTTTCAAATAGCCACGTTAAAAGAAGCAGGACATGAAACTAATAATTTTACTTATGATCAGAGTAGATACGAAGTACAATATAAAAAATTAGGAAATATGTATGATTTCTTAGATTGGCATAACTCCTCTAAAGTTACAACTTGACACATGCCGATATCTCATATATAATGAAAAAAACGGAGAAAAATTATGCGCTTTGGCTTATGTTGTATATCTATAGATTTGCAAGAACTTGAAAATCCTCTCAGATTTCAAACTATGACTTATAAACGATTTAGTCAACTAGATCGTAGTGAGGCATTATCTATATTAAGTAAGCGTATTCTCAATAATATGTTAGTCACCGATGCTACAATACAGCATTGTGCCGATAATAATATGTGTTATCGCATTAGTAGCGATCTTTTTCCTTTAATGACATATACAGCGGCTAATATTGATTGGTATGAATTACCTGATTATGAAAAAATAGACAATGCGTTTGATAAAATAGCATATACAATTCAACAAACTAATGTGCGCATCAGTTGTCATCCTAGTGAGTTTAATGTATTAGCCTCTCTTAATACTGATGCTGTGAATAGAACTATTAAAGAATTAAATTTTTACAGTAGTTTTCTTGACAGAATAGGATGCCCTGCCGATTATAATTCGCCAATGAATTTACACATAAATAATCGACAAGGAAGTAACGATGAAGTGGTGGAAAGATTTATTCAAAATTATAACAGACTTGACGATAATTGTCGTAATCGTCTGGTTATCGAAAATGACGATAAACTTAATTGCTGGTCTGTAAAACAACTTATAAAAGATTTTTATACAAAAACTAACATACCTATCACATTTGATTATTTACATCATGCGTGTCATCCAGATGGTTGGTCAGAACAAGAAGCATTAGAACAATGTTATTTAACATGGGGTGAGTATAGGCCGTTATTTCACTATAGCGAAAATATACCAGACCATCCTAATCCTAGAAAACATGGAGATTATGCTTACAAAATCTTTAACACTTACGGATTGGATTTTGACCTAGACATGGAATTAAAAATGAAAGATAAAGCAATCTCACAATATTGTAAAGGTGTATATGTATGAGTGGATGGTTAATAGCACTAACCGGATTAATTTATCTGTATGTTAGTTGCGATCAATTATATAAAGGGAATATTGGCATGTCTATTGCTTACTTAGGTTATTCATTTTCTAATATAGGCTTATATCTATTAGCCTCTAAATAAGGAGTCATCAATTATGGAAGAACCAAAAAGAATACCTCTTGATCCCACAACTCCAAGAATAGCAAGCGTAAAAAAAATACCTATGCCTGCTTTGGAAACGCAAGAGAAACAATATCCAGAACCTATGACAGATGATATATATATTAATTCTTCTAAACAAGATAAAAAATATAATGCAGAAGAGGCTTTCTCTAATTTTATACAAAAGGCTAAGGAAAGCAAAGAAAGGTATGATCTTTGGGTACAAAAGCAAAAAAAAACGCCTAAAGATTCTACTTGACAACTACCGATATACATAGTATACTTAAAGCAATTAATCTTTCACAGGAGAAACAGGATGCCTAAAGGTAAAAAGACTTGCGAGAAATGCGGACATCAGTGTGGGCCAAGAGCATATATGTGTCCAGAATGTCAACATCCTTTTGTTTTTGCGGTTCAAAGCAAAGAGAAAAGAACTACAAAAATGATTAGGAAATTTGATTGGAAAGAGTTGGAAAAGGGAGATACTATTAAAGCCACAGGAGGCCCATACTCTGTAGTAGACGGCGAATTTATTCCTATGGGATGTAGAGGCAGATTTACTGTAATGAATTTAGATAAGAATGGTATAATAGCGTATGGAGCAAAAGAAGGCGGCTTCTGTCATATTTGGATGGGGGAAGATTCTCAATGCCCCCTAACTCAAACTTGGAGAACTAAGCACAGATTAGTAAAATTAAAGAGAAAGAATCTTCAACAGGTGTAAATATAGATAGGTATATTACTCATTGGAGATTATAGATGGCAAAAATACATAAAGACAAAGATAGCATAAGAACTATCGAAACTCCATCTCCATATGGAAGTCACTCTAGTATGGTTGTTGATATTGAAAAAGAAGCCAAGGGTAATAATGTCCCGGTAGATAAAGTTATTTGCAAAGATGAAAAAGGTTACTATGTTACATATAAAAAACGTCTAGATAATGGGTTAGCAGACCCTTCTAGATATGCTTGTCCATTATGTAGATTTAGTAACCTGAATATTATCTTTTCAGATTGGTCTATTATGAAAAAGAAATTATTTTAAAAATCTTGACCAGACTCTTCGGCATCATATTATAAAATATAAACAGTTTTAGACTTTAGAAATAGTGGTAACTGAAGTTTAAATTTTACAAGGAAAACCACTAATACTTGTGAGGTAAATATGACAAAGCAGGATCGTGTTATTAACTATCTAACCAGAGGAAGAACACTCAGTCAAGATAGTGCATACAGTATGTTTGAAGTAGGTAATTTAAGGGCTACTATTAGTGATATTAAGCCTACACTACAATCTCAAGGATATAAAGTAACTAAGACTGTCGGCAGGCAGGGAGAAACAAGATACGGAGTACTTGGAACTCGCAAGCGTAAGGCTTGTAAGAGAACCTGTGCTAAGTAATTAATTAAAATAATGGCCCAGTAAAAGCCCAAGGGTATATCTAATATATCAAACAGATATAGATGGTTAGGCTTGTCATCCCATTATTTTTAATTTCTATCACAATTTATCTACGGTATTTTATGGACAGAATACATCCAGCAACTTGGATTCTATGGGGATTGTTAATGATAAGTATAGCAACCCACTGGGTTCAATGGTCGCAAATAAAAAAACTTGAAAAAGAAATAGCACCCGTTATAATAAGACCACAGATAAGAACTTTTGAATTAGCACCAAAAGAAAGAATTATATAAGGGGGCGTACTGGTTTCGACAGGTAAAAAGAAATATAGATCGCATCGACTGGTTGATCTAAAGGCCAGTTTAAAAATAGATCAGATTTTAATTGCCGATACTTCTGTATT